GTCATATCGAGAGGCGCGCGTAAGCTGACGGGATTTAATTAGGAGTAAATCCCACGGCTAAGAGACACACTTGAAGGTGTGTTGATTCCAGGAATCAGATGCAGGTATTGTTTTTATAGCAGAGCGCAATTTTGCGCCGGGTGTGTGTACATACTGTATGTACATCTGCATGATTTCGCATTCCTTAACGAATGCGAAGTCATGGCCCGAGAGCGGGCCATGATTGAGCGTGTTTAAATATCCTCACTAATTATGCCGGCACTGATAATGGCTCCCCCGATCTCACGCTCGCCATAGAGAACGGGAACAGGATTACCCATCGCCAGCGAATTGACAGATCCCCCAAACGCATAGCTTGGCTTGTTGTCAGGGTCGTCTCGCCCCTGTAACCCTTTGGGCTGGGGAGAAAGCATCTGGTAGATGCCGCCGGCCATCATTGACGCGCCCGACATGATAAGTCCGGCCCCAAAGGTTAGGCCAACGCCTGTCCAGTTGGTCGTTACTCCAATAATTACGCCAGCAACAACCATCACAGCGCCGAGGATTGTCTGGAACATACCCGCCTTCTTCGCCCCTTCCATAACTGGCGCTATGCGAATATCGCTATCGCCTGCCAGCTCCTGGAAGTCCTGCACGCCTATGTTGCGCTTACCGCGAAACACCGCGAAGGTCATCCCGTTTTTTTTGGCGTCATAGAGGTATTGCTCCAGACCGTCGAAATTGATGCACAACGCTTTCACCGCTTCCGCTGACGTTTGCACCGCCAGTTTATGCACGCGCCCGAACTTCGCCCCAAGAACGCCATACAGCCTAATTGTGGTTAATCTTGCCATCTAATTAGCCCTCCTGTGGATCGGTTATTTTGGACTGTTTCGTTCTGCACATCACGCACCAACAGTTAGTGTGTAGCATGGCTGCAGTCCTTCTCTGTGAGCATTTCAGATGGAATATTGAAACCGTGGAGGATCTCGCCATCATCGCCCTTTACGTTAATTTCAATCGCGGTGAATGTGTCCGGGTACTGGATACAAAGGCGCTCCAGCTCCTCCATCATGGCCGCCATAACTTTAGTCATTGGTGAATTGCCTCATCCAGTTATCGAACTCCCGGCACTGCGCCGGGGTGTATGTGCGTGGCGCAGCATCACCGCCCAGACCGTCCATCACGTCGCTGATAATCATCACCACTGCGGCCCCTTCCGGCTGCTTGGCCTGCTGTTGCAGGCGTCGAACTCGATTACTCAGACTCATCGTCATCCCTCACACGGCTATCAACCACCTGAATAGCGATGTACGGCCCAGATTCAGGAACCGGATCGCCGGGGAACACTACCGGAACGGCGTCAGGTGTTGCGGACGCCTGCACCTGCTCGCGCAGCTTCTCAACACGTGCTTTTAATGACATGGGCCACCTCCCTGTAACATCTTCTCGTGATGCTTCTGGGATAACGCTTCCCACTCATCCACCGTCAGCGCGGGGATCGGCTCCATAATCAAGCGAACCGGGGGATTTGCCCGTTTTACTGACTCTTTCAGCCTGGTAACTCTGGCTCTAATTGACATAATCCGTCCTCAGTTAATACCCGTCGCGCTTGGCGCTGTTAATCTCATCTTCCAAGCGTTCTACCATCTCGCGCAGCTCTGACACCTCAATGACTTTCGCCATTGATGCCAGGCCATCGAGAAGTAATTTCCCCTGGTCGGTTGGTAACAGGCCATCAGCGACCGCGCGGAGGATTGACCGGGCAGTGGCTGGCAGATCGCTGTCATCCAGTTCGAACGACAACGGCGGGTAGGTTGGTTTGGTTTGCGGAACGACTCGTTCCAGAATCAGGCGACATGCAGACATATCACCTTCTGCGGCTGCGGCCACCACTGCGGCCACGGCTTTACTCGCGCCACTCTCTAACTTTTTACGCAGGGCTACGGTCTTGGCTGGCACTCCTCCGGGGTTGCCGCTGTTCCCCTTCTGGAATCTTCCTTTGCCGTCACGCCCCGCCTCAGAATCCCTGTTCTCAGGCATATGACCACCTATAAAAAAGCCCCCTGAACTACCGGATGCGGGGGCAAGTGATGCTAAACGGTTATGGGGTTATGCTTTGGGCGTAAAGGTCAATTTGACGCCTGGCTGTGCGCGGCTGTCGTCAGAGGCGAAATATTCCCAGTTCGCTTTGTCCTTAACCTGCGCGGCGGTGATCGATACCTTATTGGCGAGCGTGTCGGCCAGTGACGATTTGATGCGGTAGCTCTTAACAGCGATTTTGAACTCACCTTCGCTCTGCATCATCGTGACGAGGGATTCCCCACCCAGCTGCGGCTGTGCAACAAACTTGGACTGGTAGCCGTTATCAATGATTACAGCGCCGTTCACCATGCCATAAGCTGTATTTGACGGAACGTAGTCAGTGACAAGGAAACGCCCGTTCAGGCCATCAGTGAACACGGCAATGTCACCCAGCTTGTAGAGCTGCTCGGCGTTCTTGAACAGGTCGTTCTCTACCAGGCTGTAATACACGTCGGAGTTAATCGCCCAGCAAATGATATTCTGGCCAGCGTCACCGAATGCCCGGCGCCCTTTTACAAAGCTGCTGAGTTTCGGAGTGATTTGCCCGGTTGCGGCTGTGGGATCGGCGGCAATAGCCAGTGAAAACTTCGCGTTCGTGGAAAGGCAGGCATCCAGCGCGCCCAGACCTTGCGTGATCTGCTGCTCAATGATGCCCTGCGCGGCCTGTGCCGATACTGCGGCGGCTGCGTCCTCCGGGCTGGAGTTAATACGCGCCAGCAACCCGTCATTCACCTTAACCGGCCCCATGCGCCAGTCAAAGCGCGGCGCACGTTTCAGGATCTGCTCGATTTCTTTCGCCGTTACAGCAGAAGTGGAATAAGCGTCACGGGCAGTAACCAGCCCGGCGATCAGCTTCCAGCTGGATTCCTCGGCATAATCACCAATGGTTTTCTCACTGCCCAGCATCATTGCGCCACCAGTGGCAGCGCCGAACAGTGCGGATTGTTTCAGGACAAGCTCGGTAATGGTTGAGCGAACCTGATTCTGGAACATTTCTAAAGACATAATTCACCTATCATCGTTTTAATTGACTGTTATTTCTGTCCGATGATTTCACGAGCCTGACTGGTGAGATCCTGTTGTCCGTTCGGGCCTGGCTCGTAACGGTGAGTGGTTGATGAATTGATACTGACAGAGGACGTACTACCGCCGCCGCTCGTTCCCGATGCTTTCAGAACCCAGTCGAGTTTGCCGTCAGCATGTAAGTGCTTGCGCAGCTGTTCTACGTCTGCCCTTACTTCCTTCTGGCCGTTGCCATCATCGCTGTTGATGAAAATGGCACTCTCATAGGTTCCGTCGTCATTGCGGTGAAGCTGGAAGAATTTCTTCAGCACCGGCACCACAAAATCGTCTGATCCATCAATGAAGTTGGAGCGCATGAACGCTGTCAGCGGCTCGTCAATGAGGGATTTCTCCAGCCCGGCGCGGTAGCTGTCACGCTCTCCGGCGATCTGGTTGATTTTCTGGTCGTGCCCGGCGACGGTTTCGTTAACCACTTTTAACTGCGCCTCAGCAGTAATCCGGCGCTCTTTCTCCCCGGCTAACTTAGTCAGCAGCTCGGCATTCTTCGCTTTCAGGCCAGCGGCGGCGGTGTCGTCCTGTTCGACGTTCAGCGCGTAACCATCAGACTGTTCAACGTAGAAGGGTTGCAGGGCTTTATCGAGGGATTGGAAATCGTCGGAGGTAATGCGGAGTTTCAGCATGTTTGCACCTTATGCAATGCGCCTAGCGCGGTTAAGTAATGAACATTATAGCTATAAAACTGGTTAAATATACAATATCAATCACTTTTAATTGTATAAAAGGAGGTAATTAACTGAATCTGTGATGTGTATACAGTGTGTGACATGCGGTGTGTGTGCAGGTGTGCATACGTGACAGGGTCACTGTGTGTACATGTGTGTGAAAACCACGAATTAGTGGTATACACTGCTGTGCATACACGGTGTGTGGTGGATTGTGCATACAGGAGGATTGATGGCGAGTAAGAACGTGAATGGGCAGTCAGCAGTGAAGAACATCAGGTTTCCACATCAGCTACTTGAGGATATCGCAGAGGCACAGGGTGATCTGAGTTTCGCAGCCTGGGTGATTGATGCCTGCGCCAGAAAGTTAGCCGGCGGCGCTACGCCAGAAATCTCACTGAACGCGGCAGTGAAGCGGCTGGAATCCATCGCGCAGCAGTTCGAGACTATCCAAGAGCGGGCATTGCCAGCGATTGAGGTTAAGCCGATGAAGACCATCAGCAACAAGCCAGTAAAGAAACCGGCTGAGCCCAAGACACACACTGTGCATACACCAGGCGATAACGGTGCTGATCCAAGAATCGCACCAGGCACATTCAATGCTGCCGTTCTCGAGCTAGCCAGAACCATAACCAGCAATCACGAAATTGCCGATCGCCTGAATGCTGATGGCGTTAGCCCAGGCCGGGGCGGAGAACTCACTCACCGAGTCGTAATGAATACGAAGACGCGCCTGAAGAAATGGGGGTACCTGGACTAACCAGTACCCAGTACCGCTACCAGCTGTCATTGCAGAACAGCATTGGGGCCAATGCCCAAGCGGACAACCTGCAGGCGATAAGCCTGGTCCACAATCACCCGATGCCCTTTTTCCATAGCTCCGCTACTCCTGGCGAACATCACGAAAGTGACAGCTCAAGCCAAGAGTAGCGAAACCGTGCCAGCTTTGAGATACCAGCCGTTACCAGCTGGCGCTCCCCTGATTGCGTCCTGACATCACACCCCGTCCCATTTTGCAGCCGGATATCCGCTCTTTCTCCTCGGTGGCGGTATCGCACTCCTCACCTGTTCCGGCACTGCTTGACCTACTGGGTGCTCGCTCCAACGCTGGGCGTGTTAATCAGACTCCCCGTCTCGCCCAGGCCAATGCATCTACGTGCGGACTAATCACTTGACTCCACGTCACGCAGACACGGCTGTACGCCGCCAATGGCATTAGCCAATGCGGTAACTGGTCTTGAGTGCGGGAACGCTGCTGAGAGGCAAACGGACACAAATTCGCCCGGTTGTGGCTTGAATGCACCGCGTAACGCGGATACACTGAAAGTACGTTTTAGGTAGCTGTTCCCGCGAAAGACTCAGTTACCTGGTAAACGTGTCCTGAGAAAACTCGTTTACCCGTTAAAACCCACGCCTGAGAACGTGGGTTTTTTCGTTTCTGGGCATTACCTTACCCCGTTCCGTCCGTCCCTGGAAGATCCAGGATCAAAATACCCATTCACTGTCTCAGCATTCTGTCACTTTAAGATGGTACCGAAGCTATTTGAGTAGCTCCGCACCTTTTACGCTGGCACCGTTGATTGTTATTGCTGTGACCAAAGTGAGGAAGGATGGAGAACGGGCTCAGAATTGAGCTGGTAGCCACCACTGAGGACATTTCTGTCCTTTGGTTTTGACGTTGCCCTTGACCTTCACCCTGCAAAGCTGGTTTTGTCTTTTGACCTTGGTTTTTACTGTGAAACTGATGACTGCAGGCAGAGTGTTTTTTCTCTCTGCGTGGGTATTTGTTTACTCTCCTTGAATATCATTGATAAACCTTGATATGCCTTGATTAACATTGATAAACCTTGATATGTACGATTTGATTAAAAAAAGAACTAAGCAGTTCTTCCTTCACGCTCAATAGCAAGGGCAAGTTCCAGTCTTAATGCGTCGTTATATAGCCTTAGTTCTCGAGCCCCATTCTTTGCAGATAGCGCCACCCAGCGAGCTGTCTTTCCTGTTTGGGCACGATAGCGCATAACCCCAACGCATCTTATGCAGGCTGTTTTTATGTGCGCTGGTACAATCATGTAATACCCATTAGGCCATTTAGCCATGGTCTTACGCTTCCGCCGAATAGCGGCATCCAACTCTTCAACGTAATCATATCCATGTGTCGAGCCAATTATCTCCCCGTCGTATTCGTGGTGGTCGAATACTGCAGCGTTAACGGATACTAGCCCCATATCCCTTAGCTCCGCGAACGCTGAGTTGAAATCGTTAAAATCCATCTCGATGAGGGAAAATACTGATGACCTGCCATACCATGCCCAGCTCAGCTTATAGGTATGATTGGTCACCACCTCCAAACGCATAGTCTTGTTTTCATACAGAACTGCCGCTTCTGATGGGGTGTCATCAAACATGTCAGCTGGTAGGCCGCCTGCGTTATCCAGATCCTGAATGCCATACAGCAAGACAAACACAATCAGGTTCGTAATATTCCGCGTCTGGCGCAGGCGCTCTATTGGCGGGGTTTCATCTGCTGCCGCATCGATGATGCTGTTTGGAAGGTATAAGTAACCGTTGTCACTGTCAGGTAATCTAAGTCGGTAATGCGGCCGTGCACCGGCTGCAACCAGCTCAACAATACCGACGCTGATGAGATCACCAATAGCAGACGTTGCCCTGGGGCGAGTCATACCAGCTCGATCGGCAATTGAATTGGCGCTCCACTTCGTCGTTCTGTTGTTTCCCTGGGTACCGCGAGCCATGACTAGGTAGCTAACTGCCGCATTCATCCCGAGTTCACACGCCTGCAGGAACACGTCTCGGTCGACAATGAAGAATTCACGCGCCATTAAATAACCTCAAACGGCGGCGAACAGGTGGAGATTAACGGCTATTTTCGCTAAAATAACACCTGTCGACGCATTTGTTTTATCTTACGCCCCGGTTGCCTGCCAGCTCCGGGGCGTTCCGTTTTACAGCTTCAAGTTTACCACCACCGAAGCGGCAGAGTAGTTAGTCGGTTACTTACGCTTTGCCATCTGCCGGTGCTGACATTCCGCATTGGCTGCGGTATCCGTAAGCGCCCGGGCCAATGGCATTAACTCCATCAGCATCCCACCAATATCACGGAAATCTGCCGCGTCTGGCTCATAAACGCTGTTATCGATATCACCGGCATAGAACATCATTTTGCCTATTGCCGCGACGCCGTTGAGGATTGAATCAGCTGCGTATTCAGCGCGGCCAGACAAGCGCAGCAGATCGTCACCCTCAACATCAGGGAAGTTCACACGCACAAAATCGTTGTAGATACTCACGCCAGCACCTCCATTGCCATTGCGGCCTGTAGTTCTCCGGCCTGACTGCCTAACTGGAGATATGTCCGGGTTACTGCCGGGTTGCTATGTCCGAGCATCTCAGACGCGATCAGCAGGCCCTGCTCACCACCACGGCGCATCATGTTGAATGCGGCAATCTTGCGGGTGCTGTAGGCGCTCAGACGCAGCTTGGCGTTAACGTGGCGCATGAACCATGTACACACAGTGTGTAGACGACGCCAGACGCTCTGGCGTGTGATAGGGCCGTCCAGACTGGCGCAACGGTTACTTTCAATCTGGGAGCGGGAGAATACGAGATCATCGTCAATCAGGTTGCGCTCCTGACGTTCACGGAGGCGCTTCAGGATGCCTGGGGGGAGTTGTTTGGTGTCACGCTTAACATCGGCACGGCTGACCAGCTCAAAGCACGCTTCCTGCTCCTCTGCCGTCATGTGCGCGGCGATCTCGTCTGCGGTCGCGCTATCCCACTGCATATAGCCTACGTGGTCGCCTGAGAGCCTACAGGCGTCTTTACGGGCCTTGCGTACCAGCTCAACACCTTTGCGGGTTGCGCGCGCTTCTGCGGCCTTAGTCTGCTTGGCCACGGTGATGGTTGCCTTGCCGGTTTCCCAGTCAATGCAGGAGTAACGCAGATTGCACACGTCAGCTGTACGCCAGCCGGTAACGACGGAGATATCCCACCACAGGAGAACCCATTCTGGCTGGGTTTTTTGGATGCGCTCGCGCAGCTTGATCTGCTCGTCACGTTCGTAGACCGGGGATTTGGTGCGGGTACCCTTGGTGGATACTGCGGCCACGATATTGCCGCGAACGGCGCGCGCTTTGGCGGTAAGGGCTTGCAGGTTCATTGGGCGATCTCCTTGCGCAGGACAGCGACGGCATCGAGCAGCTGTCCGAAGTCAGCGGCGCTCATTGCGGGGATTGTCACGGTTCTGCCCTGGCAAATGCGCAAGGCGATTGTTATGATTGAAATCATACTCATCACGGCGTACTCCGTTTTGGGTTAGAACCCTCAGTTCCGTTGGCGCGGTCTGGGGGTTTCGACTTTTTAGGGTTTCTTCACTTCAGGCAAGCTGGCAGCATAACGACGCAATAGCTCCGGCACAGTCACATTCTCCCCGGTTTCCATCCGAACGCGCTTTGCCTCTTGCTCAAGGCGAGCCATCAAATCTTCAGTCAATCGGAAAGTGGTCTGCACGGTCTTGGTAGCCATTGTTTGTTATTCTCCTTTGCTTGTCTTGATGTTCAAGATAGCCATTAACTCCGTGACATGCAATACCCTAATAGAAAATAATCATGGGGCAATACTGGATATGTGATCACGTATTAGAAATCGTCATGCGAATGCTGGCTAATTGCCTGTTATTTGTGCTGACCGGACGTCATATCGAGAGGCGCGCGTAAGCTGACGGGATTTAATTAGGAGTAAATCCCACGGCTAAGAGACACACTTGAAGGTGTGTTGATTCCAGGAATCAGATGCAGGTATTGTTTTTATAGCAGAGCGC